ACAGGTGTTTGGGCATCAAGAACATTAGTCCTCTGAGTGACCACTGGTGGGATATCCAAAGACCTAATTCGGATATCCCCTATATCAATATCATTAATCCTGATTTCCATCAGAAGGGAACTACACCACCAGTTGAGGAGGGAACTTCTGGAATCTCTGGCATTGCTGCATCTAACATGCCAGGAAGCATCTTTTGAATGGATTCTGTAACACCATTAATCATTTGTGTCTTCACTCCATTGACTAGGTTATCTTTCTCAAGATAAACCCACACACCACCGACCACGATTCCAAGTGAGACTACACCTGAGAATAAAGCGATGCCGTTAATTATTTTCTGCATCTTTATGCCTCTGTAAAAAATACTCTGCGTCTCTATCTAGCTGTCTTTTCAACTTTCTCCTCATAAATTCTAATTTAATTCTCAAAGGAAGATATCTGAGTTGAAGGTCAAGATAGTAAAAAAGTCTCATCACATTATCCATACCAGCATATGCAACTAGTAAGATAAAGATAGAGACAGTTATATAGAAACTAATCATATAAAGCTTCCGTGGGCTCTACGAATTTCACGGAGCTCCTCAAAGTTTTTCTGTTTGGTTCCTCCATCATATGCCCAGGCATATCCTTCGGTAATCATCATTTCATTCAACGAAACTTCTGCGTCTCCAATATATAACCAACCAAGAAGGCGACCATACTTACCCACACCACCAACCAGTTCAGTTCTAATGACGAGATCATCCTCTCCATCAATAGCACCTTCGAGTTTCTCCTTAAGCCAGTTGGTTGCGTGTATTCCGAGTTCTTTCTCTTCTAGGTCACGGGTACGTTTCTCAGGTGTGTCAACTCCAGCGACTCTTACCCTCTCCTTTTTGTAGAGATCAAATCCTAAGTCAATAGTGACATCAATGGTATCACCATCAAGGACTCTGTTGATTTCAATTACCCTGAAGTTGTAACATGACTTCCTGTTGGGTGGTGTCATTGCTCCCATTGATCTCTCCTATTGGTTTTACTGTGACTTCCGTGACAAAACTACTAGCCAACGCTGTGGCACAAGGAGTACCAGTTAAACTGTCATCAGTGAAAGCATGAGCTGGTTTTGATTCTGCTGCAATAGCAAGACCAATTATAGTGATTGCTGCTGAAGCTACAGCAGCGGCACCAGCTACCCACATCTCTAATTTACGAACTCTTTGACGTAATTCGTCTAAGTCTTCCATGGTACGATCAATACGTTGATGTACCATTTCGATACGACGAACAGAATTATCTAGAGTACTTTCTAGTACAGCTAGTTTTGTATCCTGTTCTGCATCTTTGTTAGTAAGGTCACTCATCTTTCAATTCATCGAAAGCCATACGCATTATATAGACAATGTAGTAACTTACACCCGCAAGAAGTAACACAAGACACCAGATAATACTCCAGGTGACATCATTTACATCTGCTAGTGGGCGTAAAAATAAATTCATGGGTTCCTAGGGTCCACCCCTAATGATTTTAAATATTCAATCCACCATTCGGCGTCCTTTATGTATCTCCAGTTAGGAACCTTCTCTCCCCTCTCTACTGTGTAGTATTGATAAAGGGCATCATCGATAGTCTGTGCGATCTCCATACTCTTCTTCCTCTGCATCAACATCCGCATATGCGTCTTCCAAATAGGGTCCTCGTTTTCTAAAGGGTTCTTGTCGGACATAATTGGATTCTGTGTTTACTGCTGACATCAACACAGCCAGTTTCATGACTATGTAAATGATGACTACTGGTGATAAACATAGTATGAGGGTGAGTTGATACTTCATGCATCTTCACTCTCCCAGAAGTCGTTCCAATCCTCCTTAGAGTTTGTTACGTCTTCCCATCCTGGTTCATATAATGGACATGGTTCCTCAAAGAGGTGACCCATCCTGAGTTGGAGGATCCTCTCTCTGAGACCTTTGTAAAACTCTCTCTTTTCGTCTGGGGTCATTTGTGTTTCTTGGTGAATGGTTCCCAATGTTCCCAATGATATTTGTGGACTGCCCACATACCCAACACTGGAACAAACACTAACATGATACAGAGTGTTCCTAGTGTTATAGGATTATTTAACACCCAAGCTGCGAAGTGTGTCATGTTGTTAAGAATTGTATTAGGCTGGGTAATCCCAGTCTGTTATGAAATCTACTTTATGTTGTGGACCCCACCCACCTGTGTGGATGTAAGGTACTGTCCTGATGGGACACTTTTCACCAACACATAACAAGTCATCGACAATTCTCCAAGACTCTAAGACTTCCTCAGAGTGGACAAAGTGTGACTGGTCAGCGTTTAATGCATCAAACAAAAGTTTTTCATAACCATCTACACCCAACCAATCAGGATAGCGATGGGTAAGTGTTGCCAGTTCAACCTCCTCACTCATACCAGGAGACTTGACATCAATCTGAATATCAAGGTG